AATCAGCAGTTAATTGAGTGGCTTTTTCAAGAACATCAAGTTTAAAGACTTGGCCATCTTGATAAGCTTTGTGTGCAGCATTACCAATTTCTTCAGCAACAATACTTGCAGTACTGCGACTAAATGAATCAGGCATTTTTAGGTTTTGCTCTAAAGCATATTCAGCAAGACTCAAACCTTGATTGAATAGACCACAGTCAAAGCACCACAGCATGATGGTGGTAATGACTTCATCCTGTTCAACTTTTGCGCCTGACTGAACAATACCCAACACATAAGGCATGTGCTTTGGAATCAGTTCTTTTTTCGCTTCAGCACGTTTTTCTTGCGACTGAATTGAACGTAAAACATGGATGTCATTTTTCAGTTCAGTCAGTTGTAATTGGTAGACGCTTGCGTCTGGACGTACACCACCAAATTCATCAGCCTTGGCAGCTTCTTTCGCTGCCAAAGCCTGAAGGCGATGTCGTCGAGCTGGACTCAACATAAATCACCTATTATTCGATTGTGATGCCTTCAACCAATGCAACTTTTTCGTATGCTTCAATCACATACGCTTCATTTGAAGATTGATAATCTTCAATGCGGTTTTTGCTTGGTTTTTCTTGGATGTAACGACGTTTTGCATCTTTTTGATAGTAGATTGACAGGTTGTCAAAAGACGTAATTAAAAGTGCATTGTCAGGGAAATGCGGTACACGTGCTGCAGGTAAGCCACCAATTTGTTTTTGGCTTAATAGCACTTGACCAGCCAATACATTGGTATTGTCAGATGCATCATTCACCATTGGGAAGTTTTTGTCTGCCAACAGTGAACGACCACAGATCACGACCAGATCCGTATCATCTTGATGGACTTCATCAATCAATTCATTGACTGCATCAACTACCAAGGCATCTAAGTTTTTGTATGCACCAGTTGCACCAACTGTCACTGTCGTCATTACGCGATCAGCTGCATTGGTACGGATTTTTTGTAACCAGCCGATGTTCACGTCCTGCAGTTTTGCATTTGTAGAACGGTCAGTGGTTGCTGCTGCTGAGGTACCATTGAAACCAATCATGATACGATCTAAAGCAATCGCTTTAGCAACGGCATTGGTCCAACGTTGATGGAAGTCAGCAAACGGAGCCCATGCATCAAGTTTTGCATAAGGAATTGCCACATCGAAATTGGTTTGTTTGCATTCATATTTGTCTGCACCTAAACCGGTTGGATCAGTTGGTGTACGTTCACCATTACCTGTAGTATCAGTACGACCTGCAATCGTTGAGTTGACAGATAGACCAATTGCTTCACCAGTTTGAGCATCAACAGGGATGATATTAATTTTTTGAAGAAATTCACTTGAAGCCTGAATTTTTTCTTCCATTTTTTGAGCTGGTACAGGTGCTACTGTGAATTGCACCTGCGCCGATTCAACACCGTTGAGTTCAGCAACTTTTGCCAAACTATGATTGAATTTTTTACGTGTATCGTTACGCATTTTTTTCTCGCTTATAAGCAATATTTATGGACTGCTAACAGTGATTAAACTATTAGCACTCGATTTGTTCAGAGAAGTTGCCAGTGTTTTCAGGCGCAGGCGGTGTACCTGGATTTTCTTCGCCTTCTAATTTGGCTTTCAGATCAGTGAAGTCTTGTTCAAATTTAGAATGCTTGGTTTTAAGTTCCGAAAACTCATTTTCGACCTTTTGCAACTTGGTCTGAGTGTCGTTAAAGGTTTTTGCAACTTCTTCAAGACACTGATTAATTTCCGTGAATTTGCCGTTATCTTTATTGTCTTTTTCTTCTAGTTTTGGCTTCAGCAAATCCATGAACTTTTTGAAGAGACCTGGTGATTCAGATTCTTCGAATTCGATTGATGCTTCTTCAGCTGCAGTAAACAAATTGTCTGCATCTTGTTTACGGCCCACAAATGGGTTTGCTTCAGGCTGTTTAGCAGCAAATTCCATGATTTGAGTACCTAATGAAGCAGGGGTATCAGTGAATGCAAGACCGACTAAATATGCCTTACCGGTATCAGCAAAATTTGGATTTACCTCAATTGAAGTAAATAATTTCTGACCTGCATTGTGAAGTTCGATTAATTGATCGAAAGCATCGACTTGGGCAAATAAAGCAAGTTTTTTGGTACCGTTGATTTCGACTTCTTCAGCTTTTAAAGCTGTCACTTTCGCATACGTGCCAAATTCAGAACTAGGTGAAAAACCACGGTAATGCTCAAGATTGCCCAAGGCTGTGTATGTATTTGGATCGTAGCTGTCAGCCATTTGTTGAATCCATGTTGCTTCGATCACGCGACCATCAGTCGTGGATCCTGCTACTGCAACACGGAAAAATTTGGATTTCTTCATTTCTGAATCCTGTGTCTATGTCGATAGATAAAATCTATTTAAAGTAGTTAGCAGAATCGGAAGAACGGCATAAACATTCAATGCAAAAGGCTTGTATTAAGTGGGTTTTACAAAGTAGCCACAATGAATAAATGTTATAGCGTTGGCTTAATGAGCCAATGGATAAAGCACTTGATACACCGAAAAATCTAAACTTCGACAAACGCCTTCTAGCAAAATTTTTGTACTGGATGGGGTGGCGAATCAGCTCGATTGCAGATTACATCGACGAGCCTGATAAAAATGTTCATGCATGGAAAACACGCGATGAATGGGATAAAGATGCACCTGCAGGTCGAGTCGGTGAAGCTTTAACTGCTCAATTGATCAAACTGATTATTCTTGAGAAAAAAACACCTGGTGATTACAAAGAAATTGATTTACTTATGCGCCAACTTGAGCGTATGGCACGAATCGAAAAATATTCTGACGGTGGCAATGAAACTGATCTGAATCCAAAACTCAAAAATAGAAATGCTGGACCACGTAAGCCAAAACAGCCAAATGCACTGACTGAAGAACAAGTCGAAAAACTTCTTGAAGACTTTGATGACGGTTTATTTGAGTATCAAAAGGTTTGGTACCGTGCGCGTGAACAGCGAAATCGTGCCTTATTAAAATCACGTCAGATTGGTGCGACTTTTTATTTTGCACGTGAAGCTTTGATCAAAGCTGTCACCACTGGTCGAAATCAGATTTTCTTGTCTGCATCTAAAGCCCAAGCACATGGCTTTAAAACTTACATCAAAAACTTTGTCATGCAGTCCATTGAAGTGGATCTGCAAGGCGATCCGATTTCAATCACGCTTCCATGTGGCAATACTGTTCAGCTGATTTTCTTGGGTACCAATGCCAAAACAGCACAGTCATACCATGGCGACTTATATTTTGACGAATTCTTCTGGGTACATGGCTTTGCCACACTGAAAAAAGTGGCATCGGCAATGGCTGCCCAAAAGCAGTATAAAAAAACTTATTTTTCTACACCTTCAAGTAAAACGCATGAAGCGTATGCCTTTTGGACAGGGGATGCTTTCAATAAAGGTCGTACCAAAGAAAATCGAGTTGAGATTGACACCAGTCATGCAAATTTAAGAGACGGTGCTTTATGTGGCGACAAAATGTGGCGACATATTGTCAATATTCAAGATGCTGAACGCCAAGGCTGTGATCTATTCGATATTGATGAACTCATTGCCGAAAACAGTCCTGAAGAATTCGCAAATTTATATATGTGTGAATTCGTTGATGATGGTCACAGTGTATTTCCACTGTCCATCATTCAGCCATGTATGGTCGATTCATGGGAAGTATGGTCCAAAGATTTTAAACCATTGGCACTTCGTCCATTTGGTAATAAACCGGTATGGATCGGATATGACCCAGCCGAAAGTGGCGACAGTGCAGGGCTTGTGGTCATTGCACCACCTGAACCTGATTATCCAAAATTCCGTTTGCTTGAACATCATCAGTTCAAAGGCATGGACTTTGCCAGTCAAGCGCAATACATCAAAAAATTAACCACCAAATATAACGTCAAATATATCGGCTTAGACAAGTCAGGTATGGGTACTGGTGTTGCTCAACTCGTTCTTGAATTCTTCCCCAATTTAACGACCTTCAATTATAGCGTCGATGTCAAAACACAATTGGTCATGAAAGCAATGGATGTGATCAACAAAGGACGTTTTGAATTTGATGCCGGATCCACTGACGTGGCCATGTCAATTATGGCTATTCGAAAAACGCTGACTGCTTCACAAAGACAAATGACATTTGAAGCATCACGTGCAGAAAACATCGGTCATGCAGATTTGGCTTTTGCCATTTTCCATGCGCTCGCAAATGAACCTTTAACCCTTGATGACCAAACAAAATCTAAAAAATCCTCTATGGAGATTTACTAATGTCCGACAGCAAAGTGCAGGCATTTACGTTCGGTGATGCAGAGCCGGTGATGAATGGCCGTGACTTATCACAGTTCTATGAAACATGGTTATGTGGCAATTATTACGAACCACACATCAGTATGAATGCTTTGGCAAAATCTTTTAAGGCAATGCCTTATTTGTCGACTGCAGTGTTTTATAAAAAGAATCAGCTGGTGTCGTCATTCACGCCAAATAAATTGATCAGTTCATCTGAATTTGAACGCATTGCTTTCGACTATTTGGTTTTTGGTAATGGCTATTTACAGCGGATCGACAATCGATTGAATGAGCCACATCACTATGATGGACTCATGGCCAAGTACACCAGACGCATGAAAAAACCTGATGAGTTTTTGCAGCTGCTGAATGGTTTTGAAGAACACATTTTTAAACCTGGTACCGTCTGTCACATCAAAGGCATTGATGTCGATCAAGAAATTTATGGAACGCCTGAATATATCGCTGCACTTCAGTCGGTTTGGCTAAACGAATCAGCAACTTTATTTCGTCGCAAATATTATAACAACGGATCTCATGCCGGCTTCATCTTATACATGACCGATTCAGGAATTGATGATGATGATGTGGAAGGTCTGAAACAAGCAATGAAAGATTCACGTGGTCCAGGTAACTTCCGCAATTTATTCCTTCATGCACCTGGTGGGAAAAAGGATGGCTTACAACTTATTCCGATTAGTGAATTGGCTGCCAAAGATGAATTCTTAAATATTAAAAATGTCACACGTGATGACGTTCTTGCATCCCAACGTACACCGCCACAACTTCTCGGAATCATTCCATCAAATGCAGGTGGCTTCGGATCCATCAGTGAAGCACGTGAAGCCTATTGGTATTCCGAAATTGTCCCACTTCAAAATTTATTCGCTAACACAGTGAACGAATGGGCAGGTGATCAGATCATCCGCTTCAAAGAGTTTCATCAACTTCAATTCAAACAGGAAAAACAATAATGAATATTGCTTTGGCAATTAAAAATTGGAAATTCATCGTGATGGCTGCCTTGGCCATCGCTTTGGCATTTTCAGTCATCAGCTGCACAAGTAAGTCACATCAAATTGATTTACTCGAATCACAAAAAACTTTAGCTGAAACACAACGTGATCTTGCTAGATCTGAATCTGCCGCAGCTTCACTTGAAACGGAAAAAGTATGGGTCCACCAATTATTGGAGTCAGAACGAAATGCAAATAAAAACTTACAAGCTGCGTTGGCTGCTGCCAGTGACAGTGCTTTGGCTGTTGACCGGTTGTCAAAGCAGATCAGTGATACCAACAAACGTTTGTCCTCAGGTACCCATGAAGCCATCGTTGAATATGGAAAGACCTGTAACTTCGTACTCAAAACAATGGCAGAACGTGGTGGAGCAATCGCAGCAGCAGCTGATGGACACGCAATTGATGCAGAACGATTAGACCAAGCATGGCCACAGCAAGTGAAGCCCGATAAGCAAAGCTAATCACAGTATTTTCACTAAAATAAAAGTCCTCCATGTGTGAGGGCTTTTTTTTGGCCAAAGTTTCTAAAACCACAGAATCCAGTTCAAGGCGGGCGGTTGACCCCCCACCTCACCTGCCCAGTAAATGTGTCGAATATTCAACAGATTTGTGATCCTGACCGATGGACCTCTAAGCCACAGCAGTAGTGGCGCATGACACAGCCGAATGCTCAAAATTCAGTTCTACATAATTCAACAGGGATTCTATGAATGCCTACAACTTTCGATTTATCAAAAGTTCCTTCAACTCAATCAATAGTGCTTAAAAAAGGTTAGAAACAGTAAAATGAAAGGTTTTTAATATTTAAGTATCTGATATTTAATAATTAAATTTCTAACCATATAAAGGTTAGAAGCGGTTAGAAAAAAGTTATAAAAGTCAAAATATTTATATAAAACAATAATATAAAAGGTTAGAACTTCTAACCAAAATTAGAGGTTAGAACTAACCATAATCTAACCATTTTCTAACCTTTTTAAAATTGTAATTAATCTTTATAAATCATATATTTGAATACTGTTTTATAATTTTCTAACTTTTCTAACCTCTTTTTTTTCTCACCTGAAATTTTCAAATTCATCAAAATCACATTAAAAAAGCCTTTCTCAAACTTTGGCCATTGCTGTCATATATATGTGTGTGATCTCTACATCTGATATATTTTCTGTACGACATACCAGGTGTGATGCTATGAATATTGATGATGTCCAAAATCTTGTTCGTAAACGATATATAGGTGAATTTGAAATAGATCCTAGAGAATTTAAGCTTTGGAATATTGCAAAGGAATATCATCAAATTACTGAAGATTATGATAAGAAGGTGTGTACTGGTGTAAGTCCGTACGATGGATCTGCAGTGCCAAACGGACCATTTGAGTTCCAGTATGTAAATAGACATGCACAACAAGTCTTAAAAAGCATATTTATGAAGGGTCAGCGTGAAGGATTTACAAAATTAGAGATACAGAAGGCAATAAGTAACTTCAGTTTTAAGAACCGATAATCTTTTGGTACCTTTATTATTGAGGGTACCAGTACCTGAGTTCAAATCCTGAATCGGAAATAGAACTCATATTTGGCATGAAATTTTTAATTTGTTATACAGATGTTATACACAAGTGATTTTTTTGAATAATTTACCTTTTAAATTATATATTTATTTAATTAATTAGGTAGCCGCCACCTCCACCAAAATTCTTTCCGAAGTAGTCCATCGGAATCTAAAAAAGCCTTTAAACTCAATGTTTAAAGGCTTTTTTATTGGCTGTATTGTCCGATACTGTCCTAAGCGATTTGACCCTATTTTTGCTTTGTGTGGGTCAATATTGGGACAATTTGACCCACTAAATAAGTTTAATTAAGTGGGACAAAGATATGTCACTAACTAATGTGATGTGTAAAAAAGCACAGCCTCAAGAAAAACAGTATCGCCTTTCTGATACTAATGGTCTGTCTTTGCGAATCGATCCGAATGGGAAAAAATATTGGTCTATCCGATATACGGAGAATGGACAAAGGAAGTCCAAAGCATTAGGTATATATCCTGAGCTGAGTTTAAAGCGTGCAAGAGAGATAGCGCTTGATCTGAGGTATAAACTTAAGAATACAGTTGAGGTTGAAGAAGATCAGCCTTGCTTTAAGGAGGTCGCAGAGGATTGGTTTAATAATCAAAAAGAAACCTGGTCATCTAAGCATATTAGTAATGTTAGAGCTTCATTGGATGAGCTTTATATTGCTCTTGCTAATAAGCGTATTAACCAGATTCAGGCTCCTGAGATTCTGCAAATCATTAAGAAGATTGAGGCAAGAGGTTCGCTTGAAATTGCAAAACGTACCTTGTCTCGCTGTGGTATGGTCATGAAGTATGCCATTGCCCATGGATACCGCTATGATAATCCGGCAAGTGATTTAGTCTATGCCCTCAAGAATAAAAGAGTCAAAAACCTGGCTTCGCTTTCTACCTCTGAGATGCCTGAATTTCTTAGACGTATTAAGGCTTATCCTGCCGATGCTCAAACACACCATGCCATTGTCCTGATTATGCTGACAGGCGTTCGGGTCAGTGAGTTACTGCAAGCACGTTGGGAAGAGTTTGATTTGGAGGAGCGTAAGTGGGATATTCCTGAAGAACGAATGAAGAACCGACTTCCACATCGTGTACCGATGACGGACATGATGATTACTGAGTTAAAGGCTTTGAGGCTTACTCATAATCAGGAACTACTATTTCCACATCGTTTAAACAATAGAGAACCGATGCGTAGCGAGTCTATTTTGGCTGTGATCAAACGTTCGGGCTATGCCGGTCGAATGACCACACATGGTTTTAGATCGCTATTCAGTACAGTCGTGAATGAATCAAATCTCTTTAATCCTGATGCTATTGAACGCCAACTTGCTCATGTTCCTCAAAACAGAATTCGTTCCGCTTATAACAGAGCGCAGTACTGGGATGAGCGGGTAAAAATTATGGAGTGGTATGGGGAGCAGGCAAGAAGTTGGATGGATGAAGTGGGTTAATTTTCATTTCATTTTTCCAATTAATTTTATAGACGTGCCTAGCACGTCTTTTTTTATGCTGAAAATTTGAGGGTTTCCTATTGTAAGTGACTATACAACTACTATTTCAACCAAGGTTTAAAGAGTAAAAAAAGCCTATTTAGGCTACTGATGCTGTTTACTAAAAATGGGTATTCAACAACATTGGATGATGTATTGAAGGAATTTAGAGTGAGAGATAGAGTTATAAAAAATAGTATATAATGTTAAATAGATTAGTATTTAATAAATTTTTTTTAAGGGATAGAAATGAATAGCAAATTTCTTTAAGGCCTTATTTTATTGTATTTCATGCATAATATTAATAAAATCGAATAATTTAAGATAAATGTAGTACTTCAGTGGCTGTAGGTGGGCAAAAATAATGAATAAGCAATGGATGGGGCAGACTGAAGCTTTCTATAAAGATAGGACTAATGTGGTTCCGTTAATTAGACCACTCAATTCAGTTTTATAAGTGATAAATCCGCTCTAAATATTTAAATTATGCTGCCATTACTTTTAGTAAATGTTGATCATAAAATTCATCCGGTGTTGCCTTATTCAAACTTGAATGAGGACGTATCATGTTATAAAAATCCAAATATTCAGCAATTGATTGTTTCGCTTGTTTAACCGTATCGTAAGCCTTCAAATAGACTTCCTCATGCTTCACGCTGCGCCATAAACGCTCAATCATTACATTATCCATCCATCGTCCTTTCCCATCCATACTGATACGGATATTTCGCAATTTTAACTCATTCAAAAATGCCTCGCTTGTGAATTGACTGCCTTGGTCTGTATTAAACACCTCAGGACAACCATATTTCACAATTGCTTCTTGCAACGCATCTATGCAAAAGCCTGTTTCCATACTGATCGATACACGATGAGCCAGTACTTTACGACTATGCCAATCTATAATTGCACACAGATAGACAAAGCCTTTAGCCATAGGAATGTACGTTATATCTGTACACCAGACTTGATTAGAGTGATCGATGACCATGTTTTTCAACAGATATGGGAAAATACGGTGTGCAAGATTAGGCTTACTGGTATTGGGTTTTGGATACAAGGCATGTATTCCCATCAAGCGCATTAAACGTCGGACTTTACGCCGACCTATTTTATGTCCTTGACGCTGTAGCATATCTCGTATCATTCGACTGCCCATAAATGGGTAGTCGAGATGAATTTCATCGATTAGACGCATCAAACTCAAATCAGTTGATGAAATCTCTTTGGGCTTGTAATACAACGTACTGCGATTGATTTGAATCAATTGCGATTGTTGTCGTACCGAAAGTTGATGGGTCTTATCGATCATTTTTTGCCGCTCAGCTGCCCTATTTTTCTGAGCGCACCTTCTAAAAAATCAATTTGCAATGCCTGATGTCCTATCTTGGCATGTAGAGCTTTGAGGTCAATCTCAGGTTCTTGTTGTGCTGTTGGTCGTGAAAAAATATTGATTGATTGCTCAAGCAGTTGATTTTTCCAATCGATGATTTGGTTTTGATGTAAATCGAATTGAGTAGAAAGT